ATGCCTTCGGAGAGCAGTTCCGTTGTGTCAAACGCAACAAATGGAATCGAACCTCCTAGAGGATACTTGTCCGTTAAGAAATCAAAGAAAGGACCTCTTAAGCAGATTGTTCCGCAGTATGCCTCATTGAAAAATAACTATACTTTGTTGTGGGATATGCCTGACAACGAAGGATACATCAAAATTGTTGCTGTTATGCAGAAGTTCTTTGATCAAGGAATCTCTGGTAACTGGAGTTATAATCCAAAACACTATGCGGACAATGAAGTTCCTACAAGTGTGATGGCAAATGACTTCTTAACAACATACAAGTATGGTTGGAAAACATCATACTATCAGAACACTTATGATTTCAAAACTGACGAAGTGGTAGACACTTCAATTGAATCGCAGGTAGAATCTGCAGATAAAATGCAATCTTTAGTACAAGAACTATTAAACGCAGAGGAGGAAGCTTGTGAAAGCTGTACAATTTAAAGTATCATCAAAATATCAGAAACCTATGAAAGAACTGCAGGGAATGACGGTGTTCAACACCAATGATGTCAATACTAAGAAACAACCTATGTTTTTTGGTCAACCACTAGGTGTTCAGAGGTATGATAACTTTAAGTATCCACACTTTGAAAACCTAACAAAACAACAGTTAGGATATTTCTGGAGACCAGAAGAGGTGTCTCTACAGAAAGATCGTGGTGACTATCAGACATTACGTCCAGAGCAGAAGCACATCTATACTTCTAACCTTAAGTATCAGATCATGCTTGATTCTGTACAGGGTCGTGCACCTGGAATGGCATTCTTACCATACTGTTCTCTACCTGAGTTAGAAGCATGTATGGAGTGTTGGTCTTTTATGGAGATGATTCATTCACGTTCATACACGTATGTTATTAAGAATGTATATCCAGATCCATCTGAGGTGTTTGATAAGATCCTAAACGAACCTCGTATCCTAGAACGTGCATCATCAGTTACAGAGTCTTATGATGATTTTATAAATGAAGCACATGAATTTGATACTAGTAACTGGTGGAAAGATGGTATGAGAGACCATTATTCTGGAAAATTAGAAAGAAAAGAATTAAAAAGAAAACTTTATAGGGCAGTCGCAAATGTCAACATTTTGGAAGGTATCCGCTTTTACGTTAGTTTCGCTTGCAGTTTTGCTTTTGGTGAGCTTAAACTCATGGAAGGATCTGCGAAAATCATTTCGCTTATTGCAAGAGATGAGAATCAGCATCTGGCAATAACACAGTCAATCATTAACAACTGGAGAAAGGGTGATGATCCTGAGATGATTGAAATCATGAAGGAAGAGGAAGAGTGGACATACACCATGTTCAAGAGAGCAGTTGATGAAGAGAAAAGATGGGCAGACTACTTATTCAAAGATGGTTCAATGATCGGTTTGAATGATAAGTTACTTCAACAATACGTTGAGTGGATTGCAAATAAGAGAATCAGAGGAATACATTTGAAACCAATTTATGACGTTCCTGTAAGAAGTAATCCATTACCTTGGACAGAGCATTGGATCAGTTCTAAGGGTCTACAGGTTGCTCCACAAGAGACTGAAGTTGAGTCATATATAGTTGGAGGTATCAAACAGGATGTCAAAAAAGATTCATTCGCAGGATTCAAACTCTGATATTGAATGGGATATGAATGCCCTATATGATTCTTTTCGTGATGCTGCAGATAACCATGAACAAGTTATGAAACAACTCGAAAATGAAAGCACAGAGTGCGAAAGCAAAGGGTAGAAGATTACAGCAGTGGGTCCGTGATCAACTGATAGAACAACTCGATGTTCATCCAGAGGACATCGAGTCTCGTAGTATGGGTGCAGGTGGTGAGGATCTGATTATGGCCCGTGCTGCTAGACAAAAGTTCCCTTATAGTGTAGAATGTAAGAACGTAGAGAAACTGAATATATGGGAAGCATATTCTCAGGCAACTGCAAACTCAGGTAATTATGAACCGATATGTGTAATTAAAAAGAACAACGTGAAACCACTCGTTGTTCTTGATGCTGAATATTTTATTGATCTTTGTTCTAAATTAGAAAATGGAAACACTTAATGGTAATGCATACTCTGATCCATTTCCTCATTTAATATTAGAAAACTTTTACAATGAAGAGGAGTTAGAGTTAGTTTGGGAGGAACTTAAATTTTATACTAAACCAGGAAAACTTCTTGAACCAAAAGACTTTGGAGGAGTAGTAGATAAAACAAATTCACACGCAATTGCTTTAGATGCTGTTTATATAAACGATAGGAAAAATAAAGTAAACTATAGAAAATTATCTAATATCCTAACTGTGAATAGAAAATTATTTCTACCAGAGATATTAGAACCCTTTGCTAAAATACACGATTGTTGTTCGATTGCACCGATGGCAAGTTATGATGTTACAAAAATAAGATATTATCACGATGAAGAATATTACGATGCACATATAGATAAAACCTTCCAGTTCTTAGCATTCTCATATTTCTACAAAGAACCTAAGAAGTTTGAAGGAGGGGAATTATATTTTCCTGATTATGATTATGAAGTTCCGTGTACAAATAATTCGATGATAATTTTACCTGGTTGGGTAAAACACGGTGTGAAAAAAGTAAGTATTAAAAATTCAGACTACTATGATGGTTGGGGTAGATATTGTATTTCTAGTTTCTTCTGTTGTGCGAATGAGTTAATGATGGAAACTGCTGGACTTAATTAAGAGACTCCAGTTGCAGTTTGACTTCCAGTAATTGTTGCGTTGTTAGTTATATTCACAGTTATACCACTTGTTCTACGAATTGCTGCACCATTACCACCACCAGTACCACCTTCCCCTTGCACATTATTTTCACTTTCTATGCTTCCTGTATGAGTTCCATCTGCTCCGTTTCCTCCAGAAGATGAAGTTCCATTACCGCCATCATTGTTATTACCACCTTCACCGCCAGTTCCATTAGAACCTCCTCCTCCACCGCCACCACCGTGGGCTTGACTATTCTCTCCTCCATTTCCACCATTACCACCAGCAGTTGTGGTTCCATCTGTTCCACCATCTATACCCTCACCTGCAGGTAGTCCTTGACCACCTCCACCGCCACCACCAGAGGCTGCATATACAGGGCCTCCAAACATTTCTTCTCTTTCTACTTTTCTATAACCACCACCTCCTCCACCACCATATCCAGCAGAGATTACTCCATTATTAATAACTGTTGTTCCACTAAACTGAACACCCAATCCACTACTTCCACTACCTCCATTGTCACCATTTGGATCTCCATCACTTGTTCCTGCTTCTCCACCATTCCCTCCAGCTCCATACAAAGCACCAGAAGAACCTATTTCAACTGTCAAAACTGTTCCTGTGTTCCAACCAGTTCCAGTTCTTACAGCACAATTATTGACATTACTATTTGATGAACCAATTGTTTTGTTAATGTGGATTCTAGTTTTAGTTCCACCTGAGTTTGCTGGACGAGTTCTAAATCCACCAATTACAGTATGAGTTCCAGTTCCAGCTGCAGCATCATATCTTGTCTTTGCTACTGTTGGTCTATTTTCTGTTGATCCAGAATGATAATCTATAACTACGTTTAATCTTTTACTATAGAAATCACTAAATCTGATTGGTGAAGTTCCCTGTGGTATGCCTTCATCAAGAGGTTGATTAGTCAATGCACCAACAGTTTGACTGACTCGATATTCTCCTAAGTCTCGATCACTATTCTGACCAAACTCTGTTTCAATCTCACTGAAAGATAATGATGAACCAGATGCTTTAACTGCCATTTATCCCTCCAAAGTTTTGATTCTTCCGTCTAACTCTTTGATTGCTTCTATTAATAAAGGAACTAATCTATCATACCTTACTGCCTTTGTACCATCATCTCTTGTAGTTGTAATGCCTGGTAGTCCAAGTGCTTCTATTTGTTGAGCAATTACACCAGTGTCTGCTTTACTATTAAGATAATCATATCCAGTATCTGCTTT